TCTTCTTCTTCGTAGTCTTGCTCATACTGGATATAATCCATATAAGTCTCATCTCCAACTAGAACGTTTTCTTCGAGCCCAAGTTCTGCTGTGCATGTGGGGCAGTACTCTGATGGATTTGCAAAGATGCTATATACAGCCCCGCAATTCTTGCAAAATGCTGTTGAGGAATACTTTTTCAACCAGTCCACAAGTTCCTGGTTATTGTTACATTCAGGTGGGTGTTTGAATGTTGCTTCTGTCAGGACCACAAATAACTGATAACAGTAATCATATGTTCCACTGATGACCCAGGGTGTCGGGCCATTATAGGGTCTTTTTTGTTTTTTCTCAGGGTACTCCACAGGTGTTGTGGGGTACTCCAAGTAGGAATCTGGGCCATAATCGTGCGTTACGATTATCTGCCCAGGGTTACTTGGTAAGTATTTTTCTTGATAGTACAATGGACAGTCCATTGCATCCAGATCCTTGGTGTCATGATACCATAGTTGTTTCCTATAAAGGTCGTCCTTAAGTGTCTCTTTTCTGAATTTTATTACTTCCTCTGCAGTGATGTAAACATCTCTGTTACCCAGATTGAAATATTCATAGACACGGTTTTTTCTTGGGCTCCATGTTGCGTCTTTGTTCTCTACCCAAGCTGGAATATCAACCTGAAACTTATACCCAGTTACTTGGGGTTCATGCTGCCTGAAGATAAATTCCTCAGGTTGCATTGCTGGGTATTTGTGTGGGGCATAGTCCACTGGTATACTCAGTGGTTTTTCCCACGAGAAGTTTGTTTCACTGGTGTTAAATAACAACCAGTACTTCTCAAGAAATTTGAGCTTAGAGTCCAGCTCTTCATAAGCTCTTGCATCAATATTTTGGAACAGTCCGAATAAATCGTTCTTATCCAAGAGATGCTGGTGGTACTTAGTGAAAGCCATTTTATCACCTCCTATTTTACGGCCTTTTCGGCCAATGACAGAAATTCAATATTGAAAAATACTTTGTCAGGGTCTGTCTTGCTGACTGTTCTTGTCAGCCTAACTTTGAAAGTTTTTCCAATTGCTTCGCTCATTGCTTTGTTGAGCGTTGTACCTAGAATACCGGCTAACTGCCGGAGTCTTTTGTAAAAGATATAGTATTGAGTTGTGTATATTAGGTTTTCTGTTATAATATATCTTTTACCATCGAGCATAGTAAAGATATAATCACAGGATTTAAATACTGTATCTGTTGTTAAATCGCATGTGATTTCGTCTAGGGTAATTTCTGTTAAGGTTGTTTTTGGAGCTTCGTATTTAACGACTCCTTCTTCATCACTTTGTATTTTTTTGATGATGTTTTCAATTTTTTCCATTTCTTCACCTCCTTTCATAAGCATTTCTAAAGTATTAACGTTCTGTTTGTTAGTAGCCATAATATTTACCTCCTTATTATGTTCACTAAGTGTGAGCGTTGCTTGAGTGTAACGCCTATAAAATAAATGAGGGTACATAATTAAATGTACCCTCAAATATTTTAAAACTTATTTGATAGTCCATTCCAGAGAAGCAATTTCCATCGCCACCTCCTCTCTTTCCTCTAAATATGTTTCCAACCACTTGTCGCAAAGCCCGCCAAGGCACTCCGGCTCTGCCGAGTCTGTCAGAGGACAGCAATGGCAAAAGGGTGGATAATCTTCATCAAAGTCAGCAATCTCTTCCTGATACCACTTTGGGAGGCAATCGAACGACTCTTTCGCCTGTTCGCAAGCGAAACAATAGTTCTCGACCTCTGGTATCCCAAAGGTATCGAACCATTCGTATTCTGACCTCTCGCTGTCAAGGGATAACCAGGTCCACATCGCCCTGTGGAGCTCTTTCCAATCCCTTTCATCACAAAGGGTTTTAATGGTTTTGTGGGCATCTCCTCCATCATAGATGTTTGCCCAGTTCATTTCTTTACTTATCATTTTCTTTCTCCTTTCAGTTATTTTTTTGCCACTCTTCATAACGAAGAGTTTTTAAAGCTTTTTTAGTGACCCTTTTAGGGTCACGCTGTTCTTTGACAGCTGAGGACTTTGGAGTCCTCTTAGTTGTTACTTTAATCATTACTTCACCTCCTTTCTATCTTGTAATATATATGTTAGAGTGAGCTTAGCTTAGGTGCTAAGCTCATAAAAATAAAGGAGAGTACATCAAATGATGTACCCTCCAATATTATTCTAGACGATCATCAAATTATTTATGCAGTTTTCACTTATGAATGAACATAAGGTCTTTACTGCTTCGTTTAATGTTAATTCCTTAGCGAATAGATTTTCTGCTGAAATCATCCCTAAGGATTCAACTATAGCACCTTCTGGTGCTGATTCCACAGGATTGTGAAACGTATATCCTGCGAAATCGTACATGGCATAAATTCGGCCATCTGCGAATTTATGCCATTTTTTGGGCTTACAATAATATCTATCAACAACTTTTAACACCGCTTCTTTGATAGTATATAATTTTTCTTTCTCTTCCAGTGCTAAATTCCACTGGAATAATACTTCATCCTCGAAGTCTTCGTAATGAGGATGATCAATATTGTCTCTGATTTCATTTTTCTCATTGAAGAGACTCAGAGCTTCTTCTGAAAGCTCTATAAGTTCTTCTTCAATGTTGAAGAAACTTTCTTCAGCTAATGTGAAGTCAATTTCTTCTAATTTCTTATATTCATTGAGGTCTTTATAGACCTTAACAATATTAGAAATTTGTTGGTTTATTTCGTGATCTCTTTCGCATAAGCTATAGAGATATTGTTTAGATCTTAGTCCTGCCAGAGTTATAACTTGTTCATAACTCTGTTCAGAATTTACTCGATCTGCATCCATATTATATAACAGATCGTCTAAATAATTACATATATCTCTTTGTCTTTTAGCTTCTTTATTAATGTAATAAAGAGACTTGGAAACTAATTCCAATTGTTCATTTGCATACATTTTATATACCTCCTCGTGTATTGTGGGTTGGGTGCTAAGCTCATAAAAATAAATGAGAGTACATCAAATGATGTACTCTCAAATATTTATTTAGCTATTTATACTCCTGGTCGTCTGTGCAGACTGCACAATCTACCCAGCAGCACTGTTGGCCGCAGGGTAAGGTGTATCCGGGCCAGGAATCTGCATTCCTGTTTGCCGGACATTTATTACAATTCATACTGTTCTCAGGGTTGAATATGAATTGTTGGTATTTTTGTGTTTCCCATTTCTTAGTTATGGGTGATTTTTTTGTCACCCTTTTAGGATCTTGCTGTTTTTTAACAGCTGAGGACTTGCTAGTTCTCTTAACGATTTTACACATGTTCATTACCTCCTTAGTAATGTAAACCCTATTGTTTTCATATATAATGTATATATGAAGTGAGGGGTTGGGTTTAAAATTCCCTCAGTAGAGGGAATAGTACATTATATATATAAATAAATGTATCTTTTATTGTTGTTAGTATCTTTTAATAAACCATCACAGAAACATCCCTTTTAAAATCCGACCCCATATATAACAAACCTCTTGACAAATTACCAAATTTTACCTATAATTACAGTAGAAGGTTAGGAGGACACTATGAAACGAATAGTAATAAACATTGACAAAGACCAGGTTAATTTAAAGAGTTCCGACCCCTTGACATTCGGGGAGACCGTACAGGCTCTGTTAACTATTCTTAATGCAACTGCAGGAGAAGTGATAAGCAATGCAGCAAAGAAAGACCAGCAGAAAGTACGGGAAACAATCTATGATTCACTGAATATTGCATTCGGAAACATACTCGAAGAAATAATCCCGTCTGAGGAGATACCGTCTCTTGAAGCAGCAGCGATACTCAAAGCTCAAAACGAGATAATCGCTAAAGCCAGGAAGGAAAAACGACCTCTTGAGGAAGTTCTTGAAGAGTACAACACGAAGGCCGAAGAGGACACGAAAGATGCTAGAAACATGTCCTAGATGCGGAGCTGAGTGGAAAGATGCAATAGCGATGAATGGGGGGCCTTCTGAATTTTTTAAGGAATGCTCCAACCCGAAATGTAACACGTTTTACAATACTTACGTACCACAGGCGCATCAACACGCATTCCACCAGGACCCTCATAAGTTCTCAGGTAACTTTGGGGGTTTTGGTTCAGGTAAGACTCTGACTTCCAGAGAAGAAATTTATAAACATGTTTTTATCACACCTAATGGAAACACCTTAATAGGGGCAAATGTAGCATCTCAGTATGAACAGACTATAAAGAGGGAGATAGAAGCAGACCTCCCCGCTGCGTTTATCCAAAGGATAAATACGCAGAAATCTTACTACGATCTTAGAAACAACCACCGTATAATGTACAGACCATATGATGACCCCGATAAACTGCGTTCATATAATTTAACGTCGTTTCTTATAATGGAAGCATCCGAAGTTAAACAGCAGAGTTTCGTACAGCTCAAAACGAGAGCCAGAAACCTGGCCGCCACTATTTCAAGTGGAGAGTTCAGGACTGCAGCCAACGGAGCCAGGATTCCCGTTATCGAGCATGACTGGATAAAAGGGATAATCGAATCGAACCCTTCGGCCGGATGGATAAGGGACGATGTACTGATGAACTCTTCTCTTATAGAAAAGCACGGAGAGGTGATCGATGAATATACGGTTGATCCCGACAGAGCAGACCCCGCAATAAGCACTCACGTAACTTCTACAAGTGCAAACGAATTTCTCCCTAAAGACTTCATTGAAAACAATACGAAGAACAAACCCCTGTGGTGGACAAACCGATATATCTACGGTTCGTTTCTTTATGCGGAGGGGTTAGTGTATCCCTCAGCCACACATCATAATGTGGACGACTTTGAGATCCCGCTCGAGTGGAAACGAATAATCGCATTTGACTACGGCCTCAGTGATGACGCAGTTTTTATTTTCGGAGCGGTAGATCAGAAGGAAGGAATACTCTACATATATAAGGAGCTCAGAACGAAAGACAAAAACGTTGAGGAACTTGCGAAGATGTTTAAACAGGCCTGTGAGGATATACCGGTCGGAGGATTGATATGCTCACCGCTTATTGATCCGAAGTCAGGATACAAGCGGGATTTTGATAAGAAGACCCTTGCAGACCATTTTCTGGACTTCGGGATCTCATTTGCACCCGGATTTGTAAATGTAGATGCCAGAGTGTTCAGACTTAACACATACCTGGAATCTGGAAAGCTCAAGATATTCCGAAGCTGTAAAGGATTAAGATACGAACTTGAGAATTATAAATACTCAGTTGACGAAAGTATGGCCAGTGGTTTTACAGGCAAACCTGTTGATAAGAATAATCACGGAGTCAACGCTCTTGAGTGGATTACTATGGAATTACCGAGTGACCCGAAGAATCTGTTATATGGTGTTTATAACAAAGCAGGAGACGATATAACAAAATTTAAAGATGACGAAGAGAAGAAAGCATACTGGGCTTTGTCCGATGATGAAGACGAGTTCAAAACAAATAGGCTATTGCCTTTTGATGCAGATGTAGATTATAATTATATGTAAAGGAGAATGAAATGATTGAACTTTTAGGTATTTTAATGGTAGCTTGTGTAGCTATATTATTCATTCTGGTGATGGTGAAAGATGGGATAAATATCTCTATAACAATGAAACATGAATTCCCGGATCCCCAGCCGTTTGAAGACGATGCTTACGATAAGGAAGGAGATCTGAAAGAAAAGAACCAGACCATTAAAGACGTAACCGAAGCAATTCAGGAGATCATGTTAGGAGAAGATCAGAATGAAGGAAGATAAAATACAGGAGAATATTTACAAAGTTAATAAACTCCTCGGGTCCCTAAGAGATAAGTGGGACATCGGAACGCAATATTACTCTAAAGATAAGCGGAGAATGAAGCTGTTGAACTCAACGGATAATGGCAACCTTTGGCAAGCCATAAACGCAAGGTTCCCCGGCTATCAGGTTCTGCCAGATTCAAATTGGGTGTCAAGGATAAAGAATAATATCCTGGCTTCAATTTACACTGTGACTAAATCCGCTGAGATCATGCCCACAGGACAAAATGACAGGGAGTTGTGTATCAAGCTTTCGACTATTTTGGAACACCTGTGGGACACTCTGCGGATAGGCTATAAACAATTCCAGGCAGGAGAGCGTTGTGCTTTGTTGAATCTTGGAATAACTCAGGTGTCCTGGAGCGAGAACATACCGTCAATGGATATGTTCAACAGCAAGGGAAACGTAGTACTTAAGAATGTAGACCCGATGAACTACATGAGAGATCCGTTCAGCAGTAACCTGGAAGAAGCGGGTTGGGTCTGCACACGGGAGCGTTATCACAAATCAGTACTGTTAAGTAACCCGAAGTATAAGGATTCTTTTAAAAAGTATCTGGCCTCTGGTGGACGTTCTGAAACAGCTTATAATGACTACCCTGAAAAACCAAACCCTTCAGCCAGTAAAGATCACGTCAATGTGATCTTCTGGTGGATTAGAAAACCTAATGGGGACATAGCTGAATACCATACAATAGATAATGAATACCTCCTGTGGGAGAATGAGAGGGTAATACCAGCTGTGTTCCCATTTGCAGAACTTTACTGTAATTTACCCGGGTCGGGCCTGATCGGAGCTTCCGAACCCGCCAAGTCTTTTGCAAACAATATGGCATATAATCTGATGAATTCCATTGCCTTAACAGCCGAATATAAAAATCAGAGGCCTCCAAAATTTGTTAACAGTCAATCAGGTTTGAACCTCAAGGCATTCAGTAAACATGGTGATGAAGCAGACAGGACTTTTGTAGTCCAGACGGACGCAAGTAACGCTGTACATTACCATCAGTTTCCTTATGTCTCACCGCAGATGACAAATATGATGGCCCAGTTGTCGGATGACATAAAGAACAGTTCTGGTATAGACGACAGATACACAGGAAGAGATACAGGGTCTATAATCACCACCGGCGGTACAGAAGAAATGCTGAACCGGGTGACGCTTATAGACACACCTAAGATACTTTGTTATGAGGAGTATTCCAAAGACCTCACCAAACTTATTCTTAAGAACCTGATAGAGTTCTCTCCTTCAAGAACTTACTATATTAAGAAATCGGCTCAGGAAGCTGGAGGAGACCAGCTGGATTATGAAACGATTGAAATAGACTTTCCGCATATCAATGGAGATACTATCTTCAATTATGCAATACAGATATCCTCAGAACTGCCCAAGAACAAACAGAGAGTTCAGCAATGGGCTAACACAATGATGGAAAAGCAGATGCAGTACCGTCAGGAAGGTTCCAATGTGGAACTTATCACTGAAGAGGAATGGCTCAGCTATCAGGACGTACCTTATAAAGAGCCCATGTTCAAACGTATGGGTATTCAGAGAGGACTTGATGCTCTTGAAGAAACAGCTCAGGTCATCAACGAATACGCTGATATGCTTGAGACAGGCATGGACCCGAATGAAGCCATGGTCACAGCAGCACAGGGACTTCAGAATAAGCGTGAAGGAAGGGCCACGCCATTTGAAGAACAAGAGGCTGCAGCAGAAACAGCACAACAGCCTTTATTATAAAGGTTTCATTTTTGTTCCCCTTTCGTAACGGTCAGAGCCCACTTTTATAAGTGGGTTTTGATTTTTATAAAAACTATTGACTTCCATTATTTTCTATTTTATAATATATATAGTAAAAATTCTAGGTTCCCACCACCTTAAAATGTGCGTAAATTTTTACTCGTCCCTTTTAAGAAAGGAGTATTATGGCAGATCAAGATGTTGCCGCTGAATTGATGGCACACCTGGGAGTAACATCTCCCGAAAAAGAAACCGAAGACCCTGAAGAAACTGAAACTACAACAGAAACAGAAACTGAAGAACAGGAAACGGAAACAGTTGAAGAGGAATCTTCAGAGGATGGAGAGGAACCATCTAAAAAACCTGATGCGGAAAAGGCACTTAAGAGCACACTGACACCTCAGGAGAAAAAAGCTTTCGCAGAACAAAGAATACAGATTAAATCTCAGAAACAAGTAATTGACGGAATTGCAGGTCTTTTGGGATTGGACCCCAAGGCTCCAGACCTCGTAGACCAGGTTCAGTCAGCTATACTCAATGCTCAGGCTAAGAAAGAGAACATTGATCCCAATCTTTTGGCTCAGATAAACCAGAGCTCGGCAGCTATAGCAGAATTGAACTCAATCAAACTGGAAGCAACAGCCAAAGAAGGCCTTACAGATTTGATTGATACATATGAACTGGAGAAAGAAGATGTAGACAGCTTCTTGAACGAACTTATAAAAGACGGATTAAATCCGCTTGAACAGCCTGTTAATCTTAAACATGAATATATTGACAGACACTTCAAAGACGTTCAGGAAAAAATCAGAACAAAAGCACTTGCTGAAGAACAGGCCAGGAAAGATAAAACTTCCAAGGCTTCCTCAGTTCCAGGCAAGGGTGGAGAGAGCGAAGATGTTCAAGGGAGCATCCGTTCTACAGGAGACTTACGCACATTCTTAAATAGTCATGAAAAGAAATAATTATTAGGAGGACCCTAGAATGACAGTTTATTTAAATTCACTAGCCCCGATAGCTGACATAAACAGCTATGCCGAACTTTGTAACGCATCCAATGCCCGTGATGGAGACGGTGCTCTTACTGGAGACAAAGTCAAAAATCTCACCAACCCTGAAGTGTTCTATAGCACTCAGCTTCTGGACACTATCAGAATCGACAGTGATCAGTGCAAATATTACAAGCTTGCAGATGAAATGCCCATAAACAACAAAGCAGACAAACTCCTTCTCAGAAGGTGGGCACCTCTCCAGGCACACACAGTTCCTTTAGACTCTGGAGTTCCTCCGAAGTCAGATAAAGGTTCTGTAAAGAAGTATGAACTCGAAGCTAAGCAGTACGGCAGATACATGGAGTTCACTGACCAGGTCGATTTCAAAATCGTTGACCCTGTAATCGTACACTATACCAGAGAGTATTCCATAGTTGCTATTGAGACTTTGGACATGCTTGCCAGAGAAGCTCTGTTTACAGTAGCTCAGAAATACTACGCAGGTTCAGCTGCTAATGTAGAAGCCCTGGACACTACTAGTATTCCTACTATAACTGATCTCAGAGTTATAATCCTTACTATGAAAAAAGCCCTGATAAAACCCAGATCAAATGGAAAATTCAAAGTTATCGCAGGACCTGAATTCTTCTATGATATGGTTTCCGACCCGACTGTAGAAGACTTCATGGTTATAAACCAGACCACTAAAAATATGTATGACGGTTCTGGACTGTTCCCCATGTTCGGTATGGAATTTGACGAGTCCATGCACTGTCCTTCACACGGTCAGTTTAAAGATATCGTTGAAGGTGTTGCTACAGATGCAATGAGAGTCTACAGGATAAAGGATGATGAATCAATCGAATTTGCCACCATCTATAAAACCACTCCGCTGAATTGGGAAGCTGCTGGTGGCAGCGATCCTAAAGTATTCTCTACTACATCAGGTTATGTTCAGGCTGAACTTACAGGAAAAGATGCTTCCTACATCCCTAATAATGAGGTGTGGAACATAGACGGCCTGATAATGAAAGACGCTGGTGACGTACCCAGAGACGACTGGAAAGAATTCAAAATACAGCACGTTCTCATAGTAGGAAAAGAAGCCCTTGCCAGAACAGGACTGACTGGAGAAGGTCAGGCTAGAGTATATGCTAAACCTAAGGGTTCAGCTGGCGTACTCGATCCTATCGACCAGAGACAGTCAATCGGCTTTAAGATCAACTCCGTAGGCTTTGGCTCAACTCGTCCCGAGGCAGTGTACGACTACCTCTGTGTACCCACACAGCTGAATATATAATAGGAGAATAATATGTCTGATACACAAGCCAAAAAAAGAGCTAGAAATAACGCACCCGATGAAGTAGACGAAAAGTTACAGGAATATGTTGAAGCTAAAAAAGAAGCTAAAGCTATAACTGTGAACGAAGCAGAGAAGAAAAGGAAAAAGTTGTATAAGCATTACCAGGACGAGGAGAAGTATCCTGTACAGATATCACCTCTGTACAAACCGACCTTCGGAGAAGTAATGTCAATCCATATAAATGGCTTCTCAATCTACGTCCCCTGTGACGGTAAGATATACAACGTGCCCAAAACATTCGCTGCAGAAGTTGCTTCCAGAATAGGCAAAGCAGACCAGTATAGTGAAAATATTGAAAGGATGTCAGACATCCAAAATAATATTGACCCCTTGGAAGCTCCTGGCGAATTGAAACTTATCTAAATGTGTGAGGAGAGCTTAACAGCTCTCCTTAACTTATAAAGGAGATTATTGTGAAATTTACAGAATTGATCTCAACTACTAACCGACTCCTGGCAGGAGAAATATTTCCTTTAAGTGAGATGCAGATCCATTTTGATTCTGTTATAGATGAAATAAATGAAAAGCTAGATTCCAAGTATCCCACTATTACGGAGTACAAAAATGCCGAAGCCACAAAAGACCTGGATTATTATGACCTATTTCCTGACAGGTATCTGAGAACAGTTGTGGCTAAAGGTGCTGCCTATAAATTTTATGTAATGGATGAAGAGGCTATAGACACCGCTCAGAAATACGGATACGAATATAGAGATGCTTTGTTTAGAATGGAAAGAGATTACATCAATGATATACCTGAAATCTATCAGGCTAACAGCAGAGCCAGTCTCGATATTGATGAATACTCCCGTTCTTACTCCACTCCGTTTCCGTTTGATATCTGGAGGTTCTAATGGCTACCGGTGCATTTAAAACTTATGAAAGACAACACAGGCAGTTCCTTACCGAAGATGATTTTGCCATGGGGATGTATTTCACTGACGGTATAGTTGAACCTAAATATATGAAGACTCTGGTAAACTTCAACATAGTAGATGATGGAAAAAAACTTATTCCGAGAGAAGGCATCAGAGTTAAACAAGTACTTGTTCCCGACCTGGCTAATGATGGGGCTTTGACATACCATTCAGAAGCTATGAATATTCAGGATGCTAAAAAGTGTAAGGAGAATGGAGAACTCTTTCAGCAGATAATCACAGGAAGACCTGCAGCAGCTCCTATCGCTAATCAGTTATGGGTATCCACATCTCCCGAATGTACTTATGATGAACTTGGGGCAGCTATATCAACTACTGCTAGTGTCTCTTCAACATGTACATTCCTTCAGCCTAACAGGGCAGAAATACACGGAATAACTTTAAAAGATACAATGCCGCTTGCATCTGCAGTAGGCTGTTTTGGATTTGGCAATGGTTATTATTTTCTGGATGAAACTTCCAAGAAACTTAAGAAGACCGTATTTGATCCAGATACAAAAACTTATTCCTTTGCAGAGATCACACCTAAAAGTCCTACTGTTTCAGAAGCTGTTACCTATGGCTACAATATGTTGAAGCCTGATATTGCGGAGGTACTTGATCCCCCCAGCCCTGCTGATGGTCCTTATACATTTGCATGTGGCACAGATTCTACTAATCTTATAATAGACGGTGTCCTATTGTATGAATTAGATGATTCAGATTTAGTAATGTCCCCCAGACAAGGTGAGCACTATCAATTAAAAACTTATTATAATCTTGCACTCGCAAATACAAAAAGCTATCTTCTGATATGGGAATGGCGTGAATCAACCTCTTCAGACTGGTCAGAGTTCCATCATGCAACTTTAGAACCTTTAGGAGAAGGTGAAGAAGTATACGAGCCACTTGTATGTGAAAATTTCAGCCCGCCTGTTAAGAATACTATGGTGCGTGTAAGTGCATATGAAGTATATGATATAGCTGACGGGGGTATGGAAGGTATAGACTTCTTTACTTATAATACAGAAGATGTAGTTGATACTTATTGGACTTATGTAGCTTCACACTCTATGACAGTTGGATTTAACTTTCTTGGAGAAACTGAAAAAGTTAATAAGAGTTTAGACCCGATAGTATATGATTTAACAACTGCTAAAGGAATGTGTTACTGGAAGAATCGTCTGGCAATATATGGCGTACCTCAGGACCCAACTATACTGTTTATGAGTGACCTGAATGAACCTACGTATTTCCCATACCCGAATAATACTGTTATGTTTGATGACCCGATAATAGACGCAAGACTATTTATGGACTCTTTGATCGTATTCACAGAAAAAGGGTTATATAAGATAACCCTGAATACAGACGGTACGAGCTGGACTACGACCACGCTTCAGACTAATCTTCATATAACCCCCTGGGACAGACATCTTATACAGGTTGTAAAAAATATGGTGTTTTTTAAATCAGGTAACTACTACTATATGGTAGTCCCTAAAGCAAGTTCCAACACAGGAGAACTCACACTTGCTCCAGTTAGTACACCTATTACAGAGTTCTTTGATGGATTCAGCCACAATATCAGAAGTATTCTTGAAGAACTTTATGAGTATGTGGGAGATCTGGAACTTGTGCATTACTACAATTTCCTTGATTACGAAGATATACATAATATATACGTTTTTGAATATGAAGTAAGTTCGGGCGTTTTCCAGTATATGCACTTTGATATGCAGTACAGCACTATAGAAAGGTCCTGGAGGATACATGTTTATGATTTCCCAAATGTACTACACCCTTATACTCACGATTCTACTCAGAAGGGCCAGCTTATTTCTACAGGACTTAATACAAAACTTAGAACACATGACTATACTGAAGTAGCTTTTCCTACAGCCTCTGCAAATATCACTGAGCCTACAACTGTAAAACTAGCTTGTTTAGGAAAATTTAAACTTCCTGAGGGGGTTTTAATATTTAAGCTAGACGGTGTTTCAAAAGATGTTTTTAACATAAACCGATATGGTAATGCCACAGGAAGTAGTTCGAGATATAATTTAGTATATTTTGATGGTTATTCATATATCCAGGCTGTCGGTGCCAATACTATTCCTGTAGGAGCGTTTTATACTTTCATAGGTTCTAACAGTACAGAAGCTTTTCGTTCAGGATATTTCAGATACCCTACACAAGGTAAAATAAAAATATATGAATTCGTGAGTCCTCATGGATTAACTACAGGAAGTATACTCAGTATCAATGGAGAGTTGTTCTATCTGGAACAGGAGGTTGATGGCTTCAGTAGATGGAATGATAAATATGGGAACCTTGTACATGCAACCGCTATAGATGCTACTCATTTACAACTCGAGTATAGCTTTGCCTATCAGGACCCAGAATTAAAACTTTATAATGATTCTATGGGCACTGAAGCTACAGGAAGACTTATACAGATATATGGATTTGATACAGAAAATGTACAGGACGTGTTTATACCCAATAATGTCCCAGTACCTTGCGGAGAAACTATTTCTGATGTGAGTATGAACTTAGGAGATATCACTAAAACATTTAGCGAGGACTTTACAGATTACTCCAGATTCGTAAATTATCAGTACTTTGATACAGGTTATCGTAATTACACTATGGAAGCTAAAAAGCGTTATAGAGAATTACAGTTTTGGGTGAACAATGTAGACAGTATTGACTTAAATATAGGTGCAGAGTTCCTGCTCGATGGAGATATAAGACGAGGTCTTGCGAACTATGTAATAGACCAGATAACAGAAGAAGGAGCTGATTATGGTCAACTTTATATAAGGCCTGAAATGAACAACATTGAACAGTTACCTAATTTGGATAATACCCTTTTGGATACCTGGAAACTTGATTTAAGTACTTTCCCAACTACAACTTTATGGAAACTTAGATTACCTATTTCAGGAAAAGGGTACACACCAAGATTTAAATTTAAATCCGTTACAATAGCCAGGTATGAGTTCCTAAGTTACACTTGGGTATTCAGACTAATGTATTTAAGATAGGAGGTTATCATGGCTACAGGAATAACATACACCCCGAATTATATAAAACAAAGTCTTTCTAATAAAGCTAAAGAATTGGTTACTGCAGAACGCTGGAATGAACTCTGGAATCTGAATATAGAACAGGGAGATAAAAACTCTGAAATTCTAAAAGCAATAGTAGACTACCTTAATAATAAAGTAGACCCGGGTCTCAGTGCAGGGTTTGTGGTTTCAGGAGAATGGGATGAAGAAGCTACTTATCCTATAAACAGTTTGGTCTACACTGGTGCAGGTGTTTATCTTTCACTTATAAATAGTAATACTGGAAACGACCCAACAATCTCTCCAGAAGCATGGAGTACAATGTTTTATTATACTTTAGAAGAAGCTTCATCTGAATCAATAGACATTCTGATTACAGACTTTTCGGATTTAGCGGAGTAAGGAGGTTAAAGTGAGTTTTATAACTTTTAATAATTTATTACGATTTGAACAAGGAATTAAAGATGTCCTTATTCAAAAATTTGGGAATATTGCTTCAATTATTGGTAGTACTACACTCAACACTACTTCTCAAACTTTAAAAGGCTCTATTAATGAACTTATATCCAGATTCACTCCAGCAGTTGGCGAAATAGAAATAAATGTAACAGGTACTAACCCTGGGACTAAATATCCCGGAACAACATGGGTATCATGGGGGAGCGGAAAAGTACCAGTTGGAGTGGATTCAGCTCAAACAGAGTTTAATACTGTAGAAAAAACAGGCGGAGAAAAAACACATGCACTAACATCCGGAGAAAACGGGGCCCACACACATACAGGTGGGAATCATTATCATGGAGTCGGGGCAGGGTCATATTATGCAAATGCAGTAGGAGCTGTTCCTATAAACGAAACAGTGGGTGCAATAAGCGGTAGTGGATGGAGAATGCCTCAAGTCCCAGAGCCAGGAACCTGGACAGGCTCTAATAAAACAGGGTTGGGCGGGGTTGTTGCTACAACTTCTTCTGGTTCAGGAACAGCACACAATAACATGCAGCCTTATATCACTTGTTATATGTGGAAACGAACCGCATAACGGAAGGAGAGCGAATATGGGAAAAAGGTGTAATTAAATGACTGACGAGAAACGTAACCTCAGATATCTATATGGATTAATCGGTAAAGAATCTGGGCCAAATCCAATGATAGTCATAGGAAAGTCCAGCAGCCAAAATTTAACAACCACAGAGGCTACTCTTATTTTGGGAGAGACAAGATTTGTGAACGGCAATAAATTGACACGTTCAGGAAATGGCGTTCTTATCGGAAGTGGTGTCAGTTATGTAGAGGTTTCTGGGCAGATGTATATCAACGCGGGCTTGACAACAGGCGACACCATTACACTTTCGGCAGTGGTGGACTCTGGCGGGACCACATCGAAAATCAGTTCATTAAACACAAAATGTGCTGGTACTATATTCGGGATAGCATTATCCCCTACAATGTTTTCGGTATCAGAAGGAGATATTATTTATTTGCAGGCATGTAACGGCACATCTGCGAGGGGTACGGTTCCTTCTTATCCAACTATGACGTTTTTAACAGTCAAAGTTATAGCAGCAGATGCCCTACAAGCCATAGCGCCAGCTCTCACGGTTCCACTGGACATTCAGGAACTATACAAACCCTTAATAGCACCACGGTCAGTATCGCTTACAGGATTTGTAGAAGGTTCGTATTTGCGGTACGGTAAATTTTATGATGATTTACGAGTGTTCGTAAAGGTCAGCAAGACAACAGCTATGTCTGGCACTACTGCCATTGGTACATTGCCGTCTGGATACCGACCGACCGAACCACAAACCTTGACAGCATACGACACAGACGGGAATGTTATGTCAGGCATAACGGTAACCATAGGAACAGACGGGGCGGTCGCAGTTGTAGGAAGCGTAGACGCTAATACTGTTATATTTGCGTCATATAAAGGAGAGTAGCCATGATAGATAGAAAAGATATAGATCGGTTGGTAGCAGCTAAAACATACACAACAAACCCTGAATGGCCAGCTTACAATTCAAACGGAATCAAATACAAACTATACGCAGACGGTTTCAGTGAAGTCTGGATGATAAAAACAAACATAGCCTTAACGGAGACGCCAACGGCATATGGCTGGACATTCCCGACCGAGGTATTCAACGGCAACCAAGCAGATAATGTACAACTGGCAATATGGTACGTCACAAATGACGAGCGATGTGCTTACGCAAAAGTAATCGGCAGACCTGCAAACGGCATTACGGTCAAGTTGTGGATATCATCAGGCACAGAAAACATAGGCATTTTGTCTGTTTATGCAAGTGGAATAAGAAAGGCTTAACAGCTTTAATTGCCCATGAGGGCGGAAAGGAGAACGCATGAAGATACATAAAAAAATATCAAAATATAATAACTCCGCACGGGGCGAAATCCGTTATATCGTTATCCACTATATCGGTGCTGTATCAAGTGCCAAGAACAACGCAATTTATTTTGCAGGTGGCGACAGACAGGCTTCGGCTCACTATTATGTAGACCACGAGATTTGGCAAGGCACAAAACTGTCAAGAGCAAGTTGGCACTGCGGAGGGCCTAAACGAGGATCGACTGGTGGAACGTACTATAAGAAATGTAATAATCTCAACAGTATTGGCATAGAAATGTGTGTAAAAGAAAATAAGAAAGGCTTCTATATTACTAAGGAAACAGAAAAGAACATGAAAGAGCTGGTGCCTTATCTTATGAAGAAATACCACATTCCTAAAGAGAATGTTATCAGGCACTTTGATGTTACTGGAAAGAAATGCCCGAACTGTTATACTGAAGATAACTTCAAAGCAACTCTGATAGACAATAAAAGATGGGAAGATTTCAGAGATGAAATTACGGCAGGATATAAGGGAAAGAAATACAATGGATTATTCCCAACAAAGACAATAAACAAAAGAATTGGTAATAAAACCGACATCAAGCGTTGGCAAAAATTCTTGTGTTGGTTCGGGGCTGACGTCGAGATAGACGGCGACTTTGGTAAAGACACCGAAGCAAAGACAGAGATTTTTCAGCGCAAAGTTGGGTTAGTGGCAGATGGAAGTGCAGGTCCGAAAACTATAGCAGAAGCAAAAGTGTATAGGAGATAGATGATGGACAGTATAACAGCAATAATCATAACCCTTATAGGTAGTAACGGTATCTGGGCAGTCGTAGTATGCATGATAAATCGAAAAGGTTCCACACGCAGTTTAATAAGAGCAGTTTCATATCATCTACTCTCCAGTACAATTGAGAAACTTCTTGACCAGGATTATGCTACACCAGAATCCCGCAAGGATCTGGAGATCCTGTTTGAAGCTTACAAAGCCAACGGATGGAATGGTGACATGAAATCTCGGATGCAAATGGTATACGAACTACCTACTAAAAAAATTGATAGAAAAAAGAGCTGTGTATAAACACAGTTATGGATATGTAAAAGAAAGAGGTAAATAATATGACTAAATCAATAATAAGAATACTAATCGCTTTTCTTGCATTTATTAATGCAGTACTCATGGCCAAAGGCATGAATCCTATAGCTATTGATCCAGGCGTAATAACAGAAACTGTATCTAACCTGGCAGCTATGGGAATGATTCTCTGGACGTCCTGGAAAAACTGGAATGTCACCAAAGAAGCTAAAGATGCTCAGAAGGACATAGACGCTATGAAAGCTGCGAACAAGGAGGTTAAATAATGTCTCGCATAATAACACGAAAACAGGACGGCACAATGCCGACCAGATTGGAAAGGTGGAGAGCTACCAGGGGAAGAGTCCATTATGGAATAACTCTGGCGAATTTTACCACTCTGACTGAGGTCAAAGAATGGGGGTTGCCTTTTACAGCTTTCAAAGTAGATGCAAGTGTCGCAGCTTCTGAAAAACCTATCAGATATAACTGGTATGTGAATCATAACAAAGTTGCCAACGAAATTGATGATGACTTTGATTTGAACAACTACCTCGGGGAACCTATGAAAGTCTTTGGAAGTACCAGAGGATTCAGTGTACAGGCTAAAGCGTTTACTGCAGAGAATATTATAGGTTCATCTTCCAATATAGTTACCAGAACGCTTACTTATACAAAGTATAACAGTACTACCCTCGATGCTCTCACTGTATCAGAAATCGAAGCAATAGCTGTTGGTAGAGGATATACTACAGTTGCTTCAGCAGTTGATAAAGCAGCTAAGGTAACAGCGTTTCTTGCAGAACAACAGTGTATAAATGAACAAACGGATTATAGTAGACATGTGTATGTTAATTCACAGAATAGCAGTAACTACGTTTATGTTGATGTTGATCCCCCTAGTTCGAGATCAAACTACACATATCAATGGTATAGAAAAAAAGCTTCAGATCCAGATTCAGCCTATATAGCTATTATACTGACAGAAGAAGAGCAAGAATATGCTTATACATATTTCCTTGAATCAGACTTAGCTGAACTAGACCCAGGAGAATACAACTACAAATGTGTAGTCACAGGTAACATTACAGGTGAAATAGACGAATCAAATCCAATAACTGTTTTTGTATATCCTCTATCAATGACTCCAAACCAAGATATTTATGATAAAAATATAGCAAGTGTAAATTATAAAGATATACAATTAATAGGTGGGTGTGACTCTATAGAAAGTATTAAAAACGGAGAAACAGAGTTAACTTTTAGTACGCACTATATTATAAATGAGGAATATTCTGAAGACTATCCAGATCTTCTTGTACAAGTTATTACCTTAAAACTAGCGTACTTAGATACGCTTCCAGTAGGAGATACTGAGTTGACTTTAACTCTTAATGGGTCAGATTTTACATTTACTGTAACAGTGACAGAAACTGCTCTTATACCAGCTAATGATGACACATTCGATAAAAATCCTGCAGGGGAAAATTATAAAGATAAAGTAATAATAGTTAAAGCCCACACAACTCTGGTTGTTAAAAATGGTGCGAACACACTTACTCTTAATACAGACTATACACTCGCAGACAATGTAGTAACCCTCAAAAAAGAATACCTAGCCACTTTATCTGTTGGAGATGTAGCATTGTCTGTAATACTGGACGATGTTCCAAATACATACACTGTTACTGTAGAAGATACTACTGTATAAGAAGGAGGAGAATTATGGCAACGTCTTATAACACAGCTGCGGCAGCCTTGGCCAAAATAAAAAATTCTACTCTGGGGGATATAGCTACAGTCAATGGTAAATGGACAGGATCTAAAAGTAAAAACAATACTGACCCCGATGCTGTTGCAGCAGCTCTGGGTAAGGCTGCTGTCAAATCAGGATTCAAAGATCCGAACTCTTGGGGATTGCTCACTGACCGGGATCAAATTCAGGGAGCTATGGATGAAGCTACCCGGGCAGCTTATATCAATCAGAGAAACCAGGCGAAACAGGATATGTCCAGAGCTGAGAATACTTTAGTGGCTGATCGTAATGCCAATGTACAGGCATTACGACAGTCCCTTGCAGGTTCCGCAGCAGCGGGCGGATCTCAGGGTGCAGCCAATGCTTCAGCACTTCAGGCTCTGCTTGGGCTCGGACAGAAAAATGCAGAAGCTAATACGGCAGCACTTCAGAATCTTCAGAATCTATCTTCTGAAGAACGTGCGTCAATGGCTGAAAATGCAGCCCTGGCTATTGATAAATCTAATACTGCATTAGGTCAGGCAGGAAATCTTTCCAATGAGAAATTTGCTTCAGATCTGACTTATGACTCAACTGCAACAGCAGCCCTGGCTGATTTTGCACAGGGTATATATGACAGTAGAGCCAATATGAATATTGCAAGAGAGACTAATGCGTCCAATGAAAGGCAGACAAAAGCTACAAATAAAGCTAATGTAAAGGTAGCTAAAATTAATAGGAAATAAGTATGGCAAGAAGACCTACAAAAAGAAAACCTAAAAGACCCAACGGGGTAGTCGGACCTCAGAAGAGAAAGACTGCCCCTGCTGTTACTAAGCCTAAATATAAACCTAAGGTTGAAACACCTATAATTACTAAAAATAAAGCACCAGTTGATTATATTAAACATATTCAATTTAAAAGTAGTCACAAACCAAATACGTTAGTCCAAGGATATACTAGGCCTGATGTTTCTGTACCTAAAAAAATAACTCCTAATAAAGTACTGATTGATACTCAACGTAAAAGGGCTGAAAGAAAAGAACGAGAAAAACAACAAAAAGATTTTGAAAAACAACTTACAATTTCTGCTACTTTAGGAATTCCGCCAGATCTAGATTTATTTATGCATCCTGCAATTTTATCAAATACCAAATATTCTGAAAGTAACTATAACTTACTTATTAATCAACAAAAATATCAGATGGGTTTTACGGATATAAACGGAAACTCAACTGACCCTGCCGAGGAGCTCCAGTATAGAAAAGACGTACAAAAAGCTATGCTTGAGGATATCCCAAAGTCTTTTAATAGTATCGCAGAACTGCAGGAATGGTATGAAACAATGTCTAAAACATATTATGTAACTTCTGCTTATCCTGGTGGGGTTAGTCAAGTAATTCCAGTCATGCAAGAAGACAAATGCCCTCCCAAAGTTGATCAAAAACTTTGGGAAAAAATGTGCAAACAAAGTGAAGAGACTTATATAAAAGCTTTAAAAGAAAATCGTAAACTTAAAAAACAATATTTAATGACTTCGAATTTAAACAGTACTGATGATGAAACAATTTTCTATGCCCTTAGAAACACTATACATGATACTATGAAAGGAGCACCTGTTTTAGAATCTTTCCAAACACACTTGGGAGAGTTTATTGCACATAAAGTTATATTGCCTATTCAGGAAAAAGAATGGAGAACTTTAGCACTTAATTCATTTTCGTGGTTGGTAGATAGTTTTGATACCCTTACAGGAGCTAGGAATATTAAAGCTATTACAGTACCTGCTGTAAATATGGATAATCCCGATGCGTATAATGCTCCTACTTATGAATCTGTTAATAAAAAAGAAGTTAAACAAATACTAGCACATGGAGGTCGGAAATTAATAGCAAGTCTGTCTAGTGGTGATACTTCTGGATTAGGTCAGGTAGGAAATCTTTCCAATATAAACGAAAAAAAATTAAAAGAAGGCTGGGCTGAGTTAAAAAAATATGATTACGATCTTTATTTAAAAGCTAAAGAGTGGTTTAAAGAATATAAAGAAATTCGTAAAAAATATAGTGATGAAAGTATTGATAGATTTAAAAGAAGTTTTGTAAGTAATGAAAATTATCAATATGATACAGGCCATACTGTACTAGATTTTACTTTAGAAATGATGTCTGACCCAACTTTTGTACTCAGTGCTGGCACAGGTGTTGCTAAAACTGCTGGTAAAAGTGCTCTTAAAAAAGGACTGCGTCCTGGCGTTGAAAAAGCTTTTACAAAACTTATGAATCCTAAAGTTCTATTACGAAGTAAAACCCTCAGTGATACAACAAAAGATTTTTATAAAGTTACTGGGGGCTTTGACGATTTCAGCTATACTTTAAATAAGGATGTTAAGAAATTTTTTAGGCAAATTACTAGAGATCCTAAAATTAATAAATATAAAGCGATTGATGAATATGTAGAAGCCTTTGTTGAAAGTAGATTTACAAAACCTAAAAGTAATATTTTTCCTGAACAAGTTATTAATACTGCAAAAGAGGAAACAAAATTATATTTAAAAAGAAGTCTAAAGTCTGTTGTCAGCACCAAACAATTAGAGCAAGGTTGGGAGATATTAGAGTCTCTTCATAAAGCTAACGCTCTAACTAATTGGATTGACACTAAAGTTACTCAAGGGGTCTTTCTTCCAATGGTTGGTGGATGGAAACTCTTTAAACTAGGCAAATCAAAAGTAAGTTACTGGAATGCTCAACGTGCCAGAAGATTCGGAGATAATAAAAAAATAGACCTCGATATGAACAATGGTTATACTACTATGACATCTCCTCTAACTCTTGATGATAAAATAAAGAAAGCTTTAGAATTAGCTGAAGAATCTAAAGTTGTAGGAACTGATACAGAAATTTCTAAAACACTTGCTACTCAAGTTAATAAAGGTCTTACATCTGAACTAAACACTCTTACAGAAGCAATACTTAAATTTGAAAAACTTAACACTGACGGTAAGTATAGTTTAGAAGAATTTAAAGAATATATAGATGATACTATCAAATCTTTTGGAAATCCCAAAATGGCTTCTAATTTTGAGGATTACTTAAAATACTTAAATACGACAACTCATAGAATGGTTTGGACTAGGGATAATTTAAAAAACATTAATGCTGTACAAGTTCAATATAAAAATGTTGAAGCTGCCCTTGAAATAGCTAAAGAATCTAACAAACCTGTATCTGACTTAATAGAAAAAGATGTAGTGTATAGTGGAGATTTTTTTCTTGAATATTTTTATAAGAGACAAAATGAAAAGAAAATAACTGTTACGCAGACCCATTCTGCAAGACAAGTTTTTAAACAATTATTTAAACAAAATGGTTTTAATAAAAACTCTGTTGAATACCAAGAGTTCTTTAAAATCTTTGATGACCTTACTGAAACTGTAGAAACAGTTAATTATAAAACTAGAAAAATGAATAAAACGGAATTAGAAAATCGTGTATACAAAAGATATAATACTAAAGCTAAACAAGATTTAGCTGATGTACTTCAAAAATCTAAATTTGACATAAACGATAAACTAGAAAAGATATATCAAAAACCAATTCTTTCAGAAGTAGCTTACAATAATATTGAAAATATTTTGTCTGGGTGGACAAGAGCCTTTTGGGAATACCCTATATTTGTTAAAGGCATAGGGACAATGAAATTAGTCAATACTCCAAAAGGGCTCAAATTAGTTCAAGTTGATTTCGATATGGAAAAAATTCTAGCAGATCTTTCAGAAATACTTGGAGATTATTACAATGTTCTTTACAGTAGAAAAGACTATGTTAAAATTAGAGAACAGATTGAAGAAATTCTAGAAAGAGCTTCAATAGATAAAGCAAACATAATAAAAATTATGGAACTATTAGAAGACCCTCGTAATATAACCACAGTTTCAGGAAAACTACTTGACCTTTTAGATCCTGTTCATCCAGCCGTCTCACAAAAAGTTTTTCAAGAAGTTTCAGGATTAAGACAAGCATATATAAATAGCCCAAATGATAGGTTTATACTTCGGAAAAGAATTCTACAAGTTCTTGAAGATGGTGGTGTACCAGAATATAAGATAAGAACATTTATAACTAATATCATAAATCCAGAAAGTATAAAAATTTTAAGTAAAGCACGGAGTATTAATAGACCGTACTTAACAGATTTAACTTTTGATAAACTTGAAAAGTTACTCACAAAATATCAAAAGTTATTTAATGCTTCCCCAGAACGCCCCAGACTTAGAAAACGAGTTACAGCATATTTTAAAGAACTTGGGACTGACGAGAAAGCCATAAATGAATTTATTAAAGTTGCTGAAAATCCAAATCTTACAACAGAACAACTATACAAGGCTGTTTTAAAACTTGAACCTGAAGCAACTTCAATATATTCAATGGACAGCCTTATTGAATTTCTTAAAAAACTTCCTGTATATACACAAGGTAGAGCTGACATTATAAGAATTTTTAATCAAGAAAATTTAAGCCCAGCTCAGAGAACTAAATTTCTCAAATTAGCTTTAGACCCTATGAATATATCTCAAAATTTAAAGGAACTAAAAAAATCAACTATAGCTATTGAACAAGAGACTTTAGAAGAAATAGAAAAAGCAATATTTGGTTCAAACCTTGCGAGTGAAAGTGGAAGTAATGCTAACAGTGCTTCTAAACTTAACGGCAATTCTGCAAAAGTTCCTGATCCAATAGACGATAAAAAGAAACTTATAGAAGAATATGAAGAAATTGTAGACTATAGTTTTTATAAAAGAATGCAAGACGTACTAAAAACTATGAAAAAACATCAGACAAAAGTAAAGTTTGAAAAAGGTCTAATGGATGATTTAAGAAGAAAGCATGAAGATAGTGAAGTACCTTGGCTTGTTTTAGGATTTGGAGGATTAGGTGCTCCGCACTTACAATATGATGTATTAAATCTAATTGAAGAATTAGAAGGTTTATTAAATACTAAACACCATCTTAAAAATGCTCAAGCTAGATTCTATGATCAGGTAAGGGTTTTTTATATAAAACTTCAACATAAAATTATAGACCTTACAGAAAGAAAAAAAGATTATTCTAATAAAAAAGGAGGACGAGAAAATCTCAAACAAGAGGAACTTGACCTTTTAGAATACTGCAAAGAAGTCTCAGATATTTTAGAAGAAGATTTTTTTTCAAGAGTAACCACAGAAAATATCTTTCCTATTGGTCATTCCTGGATGAATGCTAAAATTAAAACTCAGCATGTTATTGAAACCTATTTAAGAAATACTGAATTTAAAAGACTTTATCATGGACTCTTTAAAAAAGATTATACGAAAAAAGATGGAGTTGCAGATCAACTAGGTTACATGGTAACTAATAGAGACAAACTGAATGACCCAAAACTAAGAGCGAACTTAGACGCTTCCCAAATAGCTGTACTTGATGATTTAAAACATTTATTAGATGATATATATTACCAATTCTTAGGTGTGGACGATTACCATAATTTTGTGCATTTGCTTCGAACTAATTATCCAAATGTTTTTGATGCCACAGATATTCAAATTATTGAAAATGTCTTTCCTAATTTCCAAAGAGCAAATTTTGAAGACCTGACAAGCCCAGATAAAAACCCTGCATTAGCTGCAGCGTTTGCTAATAAAGTAGAGGCAAGCATGTACTTTAATAAAGGTGATAAACCAAGTCTGAGTTTAGATACTCTTGCTCTTGATATTCAAAATAGTGAGAGCCCTCTTTATAAGGAGCTGGGTGCAACCCCTGAAGATATTAAAGCTGCTCAGAAAGCTTTTAAAAAATTGGAAAAAGATTATGGCCCTCAGCATCTTAATCCTATGTTTGACGTTATCATACAGGATGTTTTTATTAGAAAATATTGTGCTCAACAAATTAAGGAAATTCTAAAAAAGAACCCAAAGGCTCGTATACAGTTACACGACTGGGAAACTTCATCTACATCTCCAAGAAGTACAACAGTTAGAAGTGTTGCTGTAAAAGATTTAAATCTGGATGACTTTAACGAAACTGATACTATAGCTCAGATGATCGAAAAAGCAAGAGCAAACGCCAAGCAAGGAAAAGTAATCGAAGTTAAATATCATAGAACAGATTCTGCTATAGATGAAATAGGGTTTGATGAAGGTACAAATCCTGAGGTTATGGGCAATCTTACAGATGCTCAATTTAAAGCCCGCTATATGACCAATGATCCAAATGCTACTTTATCTCCTGATGAATTAATGACACAGTATGATAAAATTTTAGATGACTGTGTTCAAAATAATATCACTATAATAACCCATAGTCTTAGTGGATTTGATATGCAGCTTATAAAAACTAATACTAAATTAGGTGCTGATTTTGCTAAGATCCGAAAAAATTCAATGAATTCTTTAACACTTGCTCTTCCTGAAAACTGTAGACTAGACCAGAAAAAACGAAATGCTCTGGAAGATATATTAAGGAATCGTAAAACATATGGGTCTTCTGGCGAAACTAAATTTTTCAGTGCTGATAAATGTATGAGAACTCTTAATAATTTTATTAAATCTCTAAGTGAATCTAAATTAGTAACATCTGAAAATACTGTTGTTATGGATAATATAATAAGTGCTACACATTATAAAATTCTTAATGAAGTTTTTGATATTGACGAAGGTGTAGACTTTATAGATAAACTACGAGTTTTAGTTTCTCAAGTAGAAGATTATGTAGATGATAGTAGAAGATATAATAAATTACTTCAACGAGAATTACTTTTGAATCCTGATGAAATTACAGAAGCTTATATCAAAACTCAGAACCGAGAACTGTATGATTTATTTAGATTATCTTATGTTAATACACATTACAAAGGTACAAGTCAAATTTACAAAGATAAATTTTTTAGAGAGGCTGCATTAATATATATTGCAGGTGGCAAAAGTGTTTTTGAAGCAGGACAAGAAGTACTAGATGATTTTATTAAAGCAAGATTTGGGAGACAAATTAATATTATAAATGCTTTAGAAGGTTCCAATTTAATGCCGAAGTATGTAATAAAAATGGAGGATATTAAAAATTTTGGGCAGCCTGGTATAAAACAAATGTCTGTAAAAGATACTTATAGCTATACACATTTACAAAGATATGTAGACAGATTACTTAGTAAAGAAATACGTTTAAAAAATGAACTTATAAAAAAACATGATGCACTTGGAAAGTTTATTGAAGAGTTTGTAGAAAAATCTAACAAAGTTCCTAAAACCATGATACCTCCTAATAGCAATCATTCAAGATATGGAATGGCTCTTTGGCTTATTTCACAGGATTTTGAAGTACTTACAAATAATAAAACTCTTGCACAGAAAGCACGGGATCTTCATTTGGAAGATCATAGACTTGAAACAGCCTATAGTATAGACCCAGATGATCCCAGAAGTTTAGTAAACGCTGGAAATACGGAATTGTTGTTTGGAGACAATCACCGAGTTAGTAATTTGATAAGAACCACAGACCAGAGCTTAGAGTCACTTAGAGTCATGGCTATGGTATTTGATAATGAAAAATTATTTACAGAACATACTTGGGCTATTGCTAATTGTATGGGAGATTACAGAGACCTGTTAGAAATAATGATTAAGCTACCTAAAAAAGAACAAAAGAAAATTTTTACAAAAGTTAGAAATAATCTTGAAATTAATAAAACAAGATCTATAATGAAATTTTTAACAATTCAAGATCCTTCAAATATAGCCCCCTTTGGATTTAAACTTAAACAATTATTACTTTGGCAATCTGGATTATTAATAGTCCCTAATAAATCAGGCATTGAAGATATTGAAAGATTCTATCAGAAATTAAATAAATATATAATTGACAATCCAGACAGTCCAATTAAAGTTATGCGTCCTCATGGAGATAATTATACTTATATCTTTATTGATAAGAACAAAAGGCATGGGGCAACTTTAGACAAACAACATAGAGTTTTTATGGATGAGCCAAATGTAAAATATTCTCGTCCAATACTTAAAGATATAGAATTACATCCAGATGCTTTAGGGGGAAAATATAAAGATGTAATTGAAACAACTAATAAAGTTTTAAAAGGTATTAAAAAATATTCTGCGGAATATGACCTTGTAAAAAAAGATGTGTATATAACTTCAAGATCCAGTGGTTCAGCATACAATATGCTTACTCGAGATCAGTTCAAAACTTATATTTATGACAGACTTCCATATGAAGTTAAACAAGCTTACGGTGAATTTGAAAACAGTTCTACTAATATGGACTTTGAACAATTCTTTGATACTGTCAGAGTCGGAGAGGTTGAAACACAATTCAATATTTCTAAAGATTCTCATTTATTAATGTCATTAAACAATACTCTTTATAGAACACTTAATGATGCTAAAGCAGAAATGGTACTTGTAGATTCATGGTTTAATACTCAAGATAATTTTTCTATAAAACAATTTGTTGATGAAGTGAACAATCCTAAAGAAATAATAAAATTCTTTAAAAATGAACCAGGTTGGGCAGTAGTTTCATTAGAAAGCAAAAAGAATGGTTATGTAGTAAGACAACATAAGCTCGAAAATAAAACAGATATAAAAACAGCTATAGCAAGAAATGCTGTAGTAATGCCTTACGCAACATTTTCCAAAACATTTAAATCTGTTACAAAACCTGTATATGACTCACAATTCCTTAAGATATGGTCTGGATTAGTTCAACTTACAAAGATAGGATATTTAGCATCGCCAGGAACTGTTGCACGTAATTTAGTTGACTCATTATTAAAGGCATCTATGGACACAGAACACCCCGATAGAATAGTAGTAAATACAATTAAAGCTGCAAAACTAACCCGGCAATATAATCAAGCTATAAATTATTTAGCTAAATTAAATAAAGGTAACACTTTTGATATCAGACAAGCAGGTTATATGTATGATCAAATAGCTCATATGACAGATTTAACTAAAGATCAATTCCTGGAATTATATGGGATATTCCAGCAAGGCAGTAGTAACGAAGCCAGAAGTATCTTAAGAATAATGAAAAAAGAAGCAGAAGAACATGCAACTAAACAGAACCTCAGTGACTACACAGGATTCCATGTTGTAGGCCAGAGGGACAATTTGTTGTTACAAGTTCCAGAAGCTACTTTAGAAGATTTCTTTAATACAATAGAACATCCTCCAGGTTTTACTTTTAAAAATTTCATGGAGTTCTTGAATAAACAGTACACTGGAAAACTAGGTTATGATGAATGTTCTGAAGTTGTATCCAGAATGTACGCATCAATGCTTGAACATGGTGTGGAACATCCAAAGACATTCTCAGATTATCTTGAGACATTTTCTAATGCTGTACTTACCCCAACAAATGTTGTTGAAAATAGTGTGCGTCTTGGGCATTACCTGACACTTGCTGAACAGGGTGTAGGTAGAAATACAGCATTGTCCAGAGTTGCGAACACACATTTTGACTACGATTTAAAAACAGTCGGAACTAAATATGGTGAATTAGTACTACCATTTGCAAACTTTACAAAATTAAATATAGAGTTCTGGGCAGAAATGCTTTCAGCCCACCCCAACTGGATGAAGGCTTTAACAGAGTTCTTTAATGTAGCATCATGGGATTTTGCAAACAGGACTCCTGAAGAATTGATATATGATGAATCATTAAAATATCATATGCTTTCAGGAAACATATCAATAAATGACGATATACGATTAAAATTAAATCCTTCCATGTTGGATGCGTATAATACTATAGCAAATCCAGCTACTCAATTATTAGATAAACTTTGGGCTCCTGGAAAAGCAGCTATGGGATTTGGGTTATATCATACAGGATTATGTAATTCGATGTTATTTGATAAAACAGTTGCCTGGGGATATGAAGAAGGATTTACAGCTGAAGATGTTACTCAGTTATTCCCATTCGGCAATTGGATACATAGATATACATCTATGTCTCCTGAAGCCAGACAACGTGCACATGATTTAGGGTATAATGAAAATAGTTCTTGGGATGAAATAGTGGCAGCATTTCCTGATGTGTTTGGAGTAGAAAAATCAAGGTATGCTGGGAGTAATAGTTTGACTTCAGATTCTTTTGAAAGTTTTCAGAATAACCTTAAACAACAAGGTAAATGGTTTGATTCAAATGCAGGAGAAGTTAAGTCATTAAATGAAAAGAACTATGCTGGTTTAAATAATCCTAAATATAATGTTTTTGATAATAGTCGTACTAAAAAAGTAACAGCTGCATATAAAGCACAGATTATAGCTTGGAAGATGATTGGGTTTACTCCAGGTAAAAAGGAACGAGACGCATTGAGAATTCATCTTAATAGTCGGTTTTATGATCCTGCAGAAAAAGAATATACGGGCACACTTATGAATTCCTTAGAGGTAGATATGTTCTTGACTAAAGGAAAAGTCTGGGATGCGAATAGTCAGTCGTTTGTACCATTCAGTGAGTTTAGACTTGTAGGACTTAATCTGGATTATGGTGATGACTTTGAAGCATATAATAAAGCCCGAAGAAAATGGAGAGGTGAAGTCTATGATGCTAATCTCAGAAAGTATGTTAAGATAGGACATCAGACTGAAGGTGGATTGAATAGAACAGACTTATCCTGGGATGAGGTGAAATTTTATAGAGAACTTTATCATGATGAAGTTTGGGATGCGAATGTAAAAAAGTTTGTACCTGCTGAAGAATACAGCGGAGATGTTATGCTGAACAAACCTAATCTCTCATGGCCGGAAGTCTGTCAGTATAACGCAGAATTGTTTGGATTGGAATGGGATAGCAATACTAAGAATTGGGTAGAACTTGGAAAGTCTACCTCAGGACATTATGTAGCTGGAAAAGGGTATGTCTGGAATAATCGTAATGCAGAGAACTCTTATACTAAATATCGTTCAGAATTCTATGGTGGCTATAGAGTTCAGGGCATTTCACCAAAACCGTCAATCATTACGAGTACTTTACCAAAAAGAAAAACCACCGTTAAGAGTGCTGGTAGAACCTACACTGTTAGTGATGGTAATTACACAGGGTTGAAGATGGCTACAGATAGTAGTTATCAATACGTACCTGTAGCCAGAGCTACCCATTATGGATTTCCTACGAGGCGGCGTAAGTTTGAAAATGATTACAAAGCTACGCAGTTAATCCGTGAAAGGAGATTATCTGCTAAGTATGGAATTCATACTTATCAGAATCTTGCTGGGTTATCTACTGAACAAAAGATAGCTCGAATTAAGTCGATGTACTGGTTTGTTCAGTAAGAACAGGTATGGACCAGTTAGGACCTCTACGGTTAGTAATTTCAGTCCATACTTTATAACCTTCTGTAACCAGAGCATTGATAACTGCATTATCTCTCCAGATAAAGAAGGTGTTGATCTGCCATGATGAATCCAACATGATGGTCAGATAACCAAACGGAGCATTTAATCCCATTATCTGTTGCTGTAACTGAGTGTAATAGTATCCTGGGATACCATACTGTGCAGCTTTGGTCTCAATGCTGTTGTTTGCTTTTGAATGATCGTCAGGAAGAGGTGTCCAGCCTATACCTTCCTGCATCCAGGCTTTTTTAAAGTTATAATGCTTTTGTCCATAAAGTGTTACAACTTTTATTTCGTTTGGGATATATTGGTACTTATCATTTTCATAATAAGTTTTATCCATAACGCCATCAAAGTTGAATTTGATCCATGGATATTCCTTATGTCGGTACATGTCTACAGGTTTGATTACCCTTTTATCGAACATCTGCTCTGACTTTGAAATAATCAGAGGTTCGAGGTCTCTGCCTTTCCGAACTGCTGCTTTATCTCCTACTTCAAGTTCTTCTTGTGTAAGGTAGTTTCTGCATTTTTCAGCAATTAGTTCGGACCTTGTTGTGTATGGATTGACATTCAATAATGCTGAACTGTCTGATGTTCCTAGACCATTCTTTCTCATTAGTGCATAAGTTTCATTAGGATATTGGTCTATTTCAGCTACGTCTATTTCGAGTGGTAGTTGTGATAAATCCAGAACGCCAGCGTTAGTATTATCAAAATCAAAACCTTTAGTGTAACTGATAACATATTTTTCTTCCTCATCACTGGGGACTGGGGGCATGATACTCATCATTTGTCCTCCTTATAATTTGTAAAGGTTATAACTTCTTTAGGTTTATCTTGTTTTGTTTTGTCTTTATTCTTAAATGTAGCATAATGGATAGCGTGTCTTAACGCATCTCTTTCATGTCCATTAAGCTTC